GATCCAGGAGATTATTCATAATGTTAAACCAGCCTTACTTTTACAATGAGGGATTAAGAAAATTAACTGTAGCCTTTGGTACAATTTTTAATAATATACAAGTAAAAAAAATGTCAAGTGCCGGCGACAGCACAATTCAAAGTATAAGAGTGCCTTTAGCCTATGGCCCAAAAGAAAAGTTTTTAGTAAGATTAGATCAACAGGCCAGTTTAGACAGCCGAGAGTTTGCCATTGTATTACCTCGTATGAGTTTTGAAATATCTGGTATTTCGTATGACGCTACAAGAAAATTAACAAGAGTTCAAAAATATAAAACTGTAAAAACAAGTTCAAACAGTATTTTAAATATAAACTATACACCAGTGCCTTATAATATAAACTATAATTTGAATGTATTTACGGCCACTGCTGAAAACGGCCTTCAAATCGTAGAACAAATATTACCTTATTTTCAACCTGATTATACAGTTACATTAAACATTATACCAAATATGGATATAAAGAGAGATGTACCGATCGTATTAAATACAGTGAATTATGAAGATAGTTATACAGGTGATTTTACAACACGAAGAGCAGTGATTTATACATTAACTTTTACTGCTAAAACTTACTTGTATGGGCCAGCAACAACACAAAAGGTTATACGAACATCACAGTCAGATATTTACAGTGATGTGGATACAGCGAATAAAGCAAGAGAAGAAAGAATTACCGTGGTGCCAAATCCAACAAGTGCTGATGCGAATGATGATTTTGGATTTACAACAACTATACAAAACTTTAGTGATGGCCGAGTTTATGTAAAAACAACAGACACGGATGAATAAATATAGATATGCCAATTAATAAAGTAGGATCAAAAGGTATTGCTGACGGCTCGATAGCAACGGCCGATTTGAATGACGGCATTGTTACAAGTGCTAAACTTCAGGATGGTACCGTTACAAATGACAAATTAACAAACACAGCCTTTACACTTTCAGGTACTTCTGTTTCTTTAGGAGGTTCTGCTACATTTGCAAACAAATTTGTGGATTGGCAATCAGTCATTACAGCTGACGGTTCAACAGGAACAACAGGTGTGGCTGGCCGTGGTTATTTTATTAACACAACTTCAGCGGCACATACATTTACACTTCCATCTTCGGCAACAAGAGGCGATACTATAGCAATCAAAGATTATGCCGGTACTTTTGCTACTTTTAATTTAACAATCGCTCGTAATGGTCACAAGATTCAAGGTGTAGAAAATAATTCTTTAATTTCTACAAATAGGGCCAGTGTTGTATTAGTTTATGTAGATGTGACTCGTGGATGGGAATTTGTGGAAGAATCAAATGTGGCCGACTTACAAGCAGCTACTTTTATAAGTGCTACAGGCGGTACAGTAACAACATCAGGTAATTTTAAGATACATACTTTTACTGGTGACGGATGTTTTGTGGTAGCTACGGTAGGAAATCCTGTAGCAGGCCCTGCTGGTTCAAATGTAGATTATTTAGTAGTAGCTGGTGGTGGCGGTGGTGGTAAAGAAATAGCCGGTGGAGGTGGAGCCGGTGGTTTTAGAACAACTTTTCCAAGTCCTGGTTGTAATGCTGGATCTTTTCCAATATCAGCAACAACTTTTCCAATTACAGTTGGTGGTGGAGGAGCAGGATCAACTGCTAATACTTCAAGAGGAACATCAGGATCAAATTCAGTATTTTCAACAATTACAAGCACAGGAGGAGGTGGAGGAGGTTCTAATTCTAGTTCTCCAAGTAATGTAGCAGTAGGTGGAGCTTCAGGAGGTTCAGGAGGTGGTGGAGCAGGATCAGCACAAGCACCTACACCATTAAGAGTAGGTGGAACAGGAAATAGTCCACCAGTTAATCCTCCGCAAGGTAATACTGGAGGAGCAGGAAGTGGACCAGGAGCACCTTATGGTGGAGGTGGAGGAGGTGGAGCTTCAGCAGTAGGAGGTGCAGGTGGTGGGGTAACAGGTGTGGGAGGTGCAGGTTCAGCAAATAGTATTTCAGGTTCACCAGTATCATACGCAGGTGGAGGAGGTGGAACTAATTTTGGAACAGGAGCAGCTGGCGGAACAGGTGGAGGAGGAGCTGGTTCAAATCAAGCTTGCACAGTAACAGGTACTGCAGGCACAGTTAACACAGGTGGTGGTGGAGGTGGAGGAACAGATTCTATAAATGGTTTAGCTGGAGGTTCAGGAATCGTTATAATAAGATACAAATTCCAATAAAGAAATAATTATAAATAGTAGAAAGATTTACACATATGCCAATATCAAAAATAGGTTCAAAAGCATTAGTCGATTGCTCAGTAGCGGCCGTTGATATAGCCGATAACTCTATTACAGCTGCCAAACTGGCCGGTTCTATAGCCAATGCTAAGTTGGCCAATTCAAGTGTAACAATTAATGGTTCTTCAGTTTCTTTAGGTGCTTCAGCAAACATAAATGCTTTAGATTGGCAATCAGTCATTACAGCAGATGGTTCAACAGGCACAACAGGCGTAGCAGGAAGAGGATATTTTATTAATACAACTTCTGCCGCTCATACATTTACTCTACCCGTATCAGCAACAAGAGGCGATACAATTGCAATCAAAGATTACGCTGGTACTTTTGCTACTTTTAATTTAACGATTAATAGAAACGGCCATAAGATTCAAGGTGTAGAAAACAATAGTTTAATTTCTACGAATAGAGCTTCAGTTGTTTTAGTTTATGTTGATGTTACAAGAGGATGGGAATTTGTGACTGAGTCGAATGTGGCCGATTTACAAGTATATACTTCAGCTACAGGTGGAACAGTTACAACATCAGGAGATTATAAAATACACACTTTTACCGGTGATGGAAGTTTTGTTGTTTCATCAGTTGGTTTTCTAACAACAGTAGATTATGTAGTTGTCGCTGGAGGTGGTAGTGGCGGATCAGATCACGGTGGAGGCGGTGGCGCTGGTGGTTATAGAGAAGGTAAACAAGCTTGTGGTTCACCACACACTGCTTCTCCTTTAGCTGCTACTTCAGGAATACCTGTAACTGTCACAACATATCCAATTACAGTAGGAGCCGGTGGTGCTACACAAACAGCTGTTCGACCTGGTAACCCTACAGCAGGAAATCCTGGAAATAATTCTGTTTTTAGTACAATCACATCAACAGGTGGAGGTGGTGGAGGTCAATTTAGTAATCCATCTATAGGATTAAATGGAGGATCAGGAGGAGGCGCAGGTCAAAGTGGACCAACTGATTTCAACACACAATCAGGTGGTTCAGGAAATACACCACCAGTAAGTCCTCCACAAGGTAATAATGGAGGTCTCGGCCAACCAGCTGGCGGAGGTGGTGGAGGAGCTGGAAGTGTTGGATCAAATACCCCTTCTCCAGGAAATGGAGGTCCAGGTGGTAGTGGAGTTTCTTCGTCTATTACTGGTTCACCTGAAACTAGAGCTGGTGGTGGAGGAGGACACGCAAGAAGTGAAACCGGCACCGCTAAAACAGTAGGATCTGGAGGTCCTGGTGGTGGAGGACAAGGAGGCACCTCTCCTTCTAATCCAGGTGGTGGTGTTGCTTCAGTTGCTGGAACTGCTAATACAGGTGGAGGAGGTGGTGGCGGTGATGGAGTAACTACTGCTCCTGCTCCTGCTCAGTCTATAGGAGCTGCTGGCGGCAAAGGTATAGTAATTATAAGATACAAATTCCAGTAAAAAAAGACTTTACAAAAGACTATAAATATGTTATATTAATGAAATAAGGATTACATAATGAATCTAAAAAACTACTATTACTACTTTCAATCAGCATTATCACCGAAGATTTGTGATGATATATTAGAATACGGTAAAAAACATCAAGCAGAAATGGCCGTAACAGGTGGTGTTGAAAATGTCATAAAGACAAAAGGTAAGTTAGATAAAAAAGACATCAAAAATATTCAAAAGAAAAGAAAATCCGATATTGTTTGGATGAATGATCGTTGGATCTATAAAGAAATCCATCCTTTTATACACGATGCAAATAGATTAGCTGGCTGGAACTTTGATTGGGATTGGTCAGAATCTTGTCAGTTTACAAAATACGGTGTTGGTCAATACTATGGCTGGCATTGTGATAGTTGGGATCAACCTTATAGTAGGCCTCAAAATGCCGACGGCACTTGGCCAATGGATCACGGCAAAATACGAAAATTATCAGTAACAATTTCTTTATGTGATCCTTCAGAATATGTGGGTGGTAATTTAGAGTTTGATTTTAGAAACTCGATGGATACAGAATGGAAAAAAGGTAAGACAACAAAAGAGTGTGTTGAAATAAGACCTCGTGGTTCGATTATAGTTTTTCCAAGTTTTGTATGGCACCGTGTAACACCAG